CGGCCTCGGCGACGATCAGCGTCAATCTTGTGACTGTGGCAGGCTCAGCCGGTGACGCAAACCTGATCGTTAAAACCAAGACGCTTCAGCCAAGCGAATGTTATACGTTCCCTGAGATTGTCGGGCATATTCTGTCTAATGGCAGCTTTATCTCGACTATTGCCAGCGCGTCTACATCCATAAATATCCGCGCTAGCGGACGCGTGGTGACGTAATGACGACGCGGATAGTTCAGGATCGCGCGACCGCCCTCAGAATTGGCTACGTCGCGACAGACTGGAATTATCCGATCTCGTTCGAAGAACATGTCGAACGGGCAAAGGATTGGAATGTAGACCTTATCGAGCGCGACGGGCAACCGATAGGCGCTATGTTCGAGAAAGACGGCGAAGTCCATTGTTCCATACTGCCCGAGTGGCGGCGTAAATGGCTGACAAGAGGACTTTTAAGGCAGATAATTGACCGTCCGGGTTTTTATACGCGGGTGGACGATGGCCACGACCATATGTATGGTATTTTTGACCGCCTCGGCATGAAGCGTCGCCCGGACGGCACGGTAGGAAGGATCTGACGATGGGTTGGGGTAAGGCCGCAGAGGCGCAGAATCAAGCCACTCAGATGTCTATGATGATGCAGGCGTTGCAGGCTCAGCAGGCTCAGCAGGCATTGCAGCGTGGGCAGGAGCAGGCGACAGCGGCGTATCAGCCCTACTCGCAATTTGGTGAGGAAGCGACCAATCGACTGGCCGTTCTCATGGGGCTGCGTCCGGGCGAAGAGTCCGGCGCGCTTATGCAACAGCCGACGATCAACCAGCTCCAGATGGACCCCGGGTATGCTTTCCGCGAACAGCAGGGAATGCAGGCGGTCAATCGCACGGCGGCGGCGCAGGCAGGGCTTCAGTCCGGCGCGGCGTTGAAAGCAGCGCAGCGATTCGGGCAGGATCTGGCCAGTCAGGAATATGGTAACGCCTATAACCGGTTCATGGCCAACCGCGCCAATCAGATCGCGTTGCTTCAGGGCGGCCAGCAAACTGGATTTGGCGCTGCGCAGGGCGTTGGTAACGCCGCCATCGGCACAGGAACCAATCTGGCGAATGTTTATGGTGGTCTAGGACAGGCTCTTGGTCAAGGTTACGCAAATATCGGCGCAGCCAACGCCAGCGCTTATATGGCCCCGACGAATCTTTTGGCGCAGGCGCTTGGCCAAGGCATTCAGGCCGCCGGCTACGCTTACGGACGGAGATAATAATGCCCGTTCAATACACGCCGATCCCTGAACTTCAGGTTCCGAACGTCAACTTTCTCGGCGCTATGGCGCAGGGCGAGGCTGCGCGGCTGGCTGAGTTGCAGGCGGCCAAAACCGCGCAGGCGATGGAGCTGGCAGGTCAGAAAGATATTCGAGAAGCCGAGAAGCTCCGGTCTGAACAGTCTATCAAAGATTTCGAACTGGCGTCCAAGAAATACGATGCGTTAATTAATATGGCCCCACGGCTCAATCCGGGAAACTATGGCGCTTGGTATAAGCAGGTCACAGAAACATTTCCTCTGGCTGCTGCGACGCTACCGACGCAATACGATCCGGAAGCCGTCAAAATGGTGGCTATGCAGGGATCGGATCTTAAACCGCAGGTTCTGCAACAGCACTTCGGCGACACGTCGCGGTTTATGCGTATCGGTCCTACTGGCGCGGCTGAAGTCGTGCCGGGAACGGAAGTGACTGCCCTTCGCAAGCCAGAGATAAAAGAGATCGGCGGCGAATTATATTCAGTAACGCCCGAGGGCGCGACGCCGCTACCGCTTCTCCCAGCGGGCCGTGGTCAGGCCGGCGCTTTTACAGGCGGCGATCTGACAACGTCGCTTATCAAACAGCGCGAAGGATTTATTGAAAAACCGAAATACGACGTGAATGCATACCGCGCTGGGTATGGCAGTGACACTGTGACGTTGCCGGATGGCACGGTCCAGAAAGTAACCCCCGGTATGCGCGTCTCTCGCGAAGACGCCGAGCGCGATCTTCAGCGGCGTATCCAGACCGAGTTCGTGCCGAAGGCTGCGGCCAAGGTTGGCGAAGACGTGTGGGCTACGCTGCCCGAAAATACACGAGCGGCGCTGACTTCAGTCGCCTATAACTATGGGACGGTTCCCAGCCGTATCGTCCCGGCTGTGCAGTCCGGCAATCCTGAGACTATCGCGCGAGCCATCGAGAGTTTGGCCGGCGACAATAAAGGCATCAACGCCGGGCGGCGTATGCAGGAGGCCAATATCGCTCGCGGCACGGGTATGCCCGGCTCGCGCGCTGTGCCGGCGTTTGCAGCGGCGGGCGCTCCGACGTTCATGGGCGGCCCAGAAATCCAGCCGCCGATCAATATGATGGCCCCGCCAGTTGCGCCTGTGAACGCTATGGTTGCGCCGCAACCTGCCGCCGCTATGCCGACATCGCCCGCACCGCCGCCGCCGATGCAGCCGCTTACGGTCGGCACCAAAACGCAGGTTAAAGGCCAGAGCAACGTCGAAACGACGCTCGGCAAGATGATGGACAAATACAACAAGCTCGATCAGTTGGAGGCTATCCCCAGCTCTTCGCGCGGTGCGTTGGCAAACATCGCCGCTTATGCTGCTGGCACGACCGTCGGGCAGGAAGTTGAGAAGGCTCGCGCGACGCCCGCTCAGCAGCAGCGTAACGAGTTGAAGGCGCTTCGTCGGTCGCTTCTGAAAGACATTATGGCCGCTACGGGCGCGTCAGCTAAAGAACTCGACTCTAATTTTGAGTTGAAAAGTATGCTGGAGTCGCTGTCTGACGAGACTATGGACATTGATTCCGTCCGTCGTATTATAGCTGATCTTTCAGCGCGCTACGGTCGTGGCGGCGTCTCTGCGCCAGAAGAAGCCGCGCCGGCTGCGCCAGCCGCTGCGGCAGAGCCGCGCGTTATTGATTTCAGCCAGCTTCCCAAGAGGCGCTAATGGACGTTCGGCTTCCTGACGGCACGATTGTAAAAAATGTGCCGGAAGACATAACGCAGGAAGACTTGATGGAGCGCGTTGGCATGATGCGCCAGCCATCCGAAGGTCTGACTATGGGCCGCGCGGCGGAAGTCGCGGGCGGCGCTGTCGCGCCTATCGCTGCCGCAGCCGGTTTGGGCGGCCTTGTCGCAGGCCCGGCCGGCGCTGTCGCGGCACCTGCTGCGCTCGGCGTAGCGGATCTGGCGACGACGCTATATAATCTGGCCGCGCCTAAGATAGGCACGTCGCAAGTCCGCACACCGTCTGACATTGCGCGTCAGTATCTGACGCCGGAATCATTCAAGCCCCGCACGCAGGCCGAAGAGCTGTTGGCCGCTGCCGCTGAAGGTGGCGCGGGCGCGCTGACAGGCGCAGGCGCAGCGAACGTGCTGGCGCGCCGCGCGGCCCCCGGCGTCGTGCGTAACGTTATGGCTACGATGGGCGAACGCCCGCTAGTGCAGGCGGGTGCTGGAGCAGGCGCAGCCGCCGCTCCGGTTCGCGCCGAGCAGATGGGTGTCGAAGATCCTCGCGCGCTGCTGGCGACGAGCCTTGTCGGCGGGCTGGCCGGTGCGCGCGGCGCAGCCGGACTACAGCGCGGCGTTGAATCCGCGACAGCGGCAGGGCAGCGCGGGCTTATGGGTCTGGTCGGCAAACCCCCGACAACCGAAGCGCTCGGGCAGCGCGCCTCTGAGTCTTTTGAGCGCGCTACGTCTATGGGCGTGCAGTATGACCCGCAGGCGTATCAGTCATTTGCGGGCGGTCTGGAGTCTAGCCTGAAGGGATATGATCCTGACTTCAGCAAGTTCGCCGATGTTAAAGTCGCCATTAACAAGTTGAAAGATCTCGATAGCCAGCCGTTGACGATTGAGCGATTGCACAACGCGCGGCAGATGCTGGGTGTTTTGCGTAGCGACAACGAAAAAGACGTGCGCCGTATGGCCGGCATTCTGACGGATCGGCTGGATAGTTTTATTACGGATAGCAAAAACGCTATTGGGGCTAACTCGCAAGAAGCCGCCGACGCGCTTATGTCCGGTATCCGCGACTACCGCATGATGTCGAAGAGTTCGGAGATCGAGCGGCTTATTGACCGCGCCAATCTGTCGGGTGGCTCAGCCGAAAATATCGAATCTCAGTTCCGTTCGTTGGCCAAGAACGAAGGCCGTATGCGCAAGTTCACGCCTGACGAACAGACGATGATCCGACGCATCGCCAAGGGCGAAGAGGGCTCGTCTCTCGCCAATCTCGCCAGCATGGTCTCCCCGACGCGCAGCCCGACTATGCTTGCCTCGCAGGCGCTTGTCGGCGGGTATGGCTTGTCGAGCGATGACCCCTACGCAGTCTTTGGTGCGGGCGGGGCGGCGTTGGCCGGCGCGAGCGGCAGGGCTGTCCGTAACGCTTTGGCGCGGCGGGCGGCGTCCAACGTCGCGGCTATGACGCGCGGCGCGCCGACAGCCGTTCCTTTCTCAGTTCAATTTGCGCCGCTGGCCGCTCCTATTGCGACACAAGGCGTCAACGCGATGGCGAGGCGATGACTACAGGCGAATATCAAATCTTCTTCGACGTGGCCGTGGCCGTCATCGGCGCGCTGGGCGGCTGGGTTCTCAACACCGTCTGGACGGCCGTGAAGGAACTCCAGAAGGCGGACAAAGAGCTGGCCGATAAGGTCGGTCAGATTGAGGTGCTGGTCGCCGGGCGCTACGTCACCCGCGACGAGTTCAATAACACGCTTAGCCAAGTTTTCGGCAAGCTCGACACGATCCGCGACATGATCGCCAAAAAGGCTGACCGATGAATCTGGCCGTCTTCTTCGATGAGGTCCGCAACAGCCTGTTCGGGGGCAGGCTGACGCAGGATCAGGTCGTCGGGATGGAGAACATTATCAACTACCGCGACGACAACTATCGCGGCGTCACGGACGACCAGCTCGCCTATATGCTCGCCACGGTCAAGTGGGAGACGGCGCACACAATGCAGCCGATCAAGGAGTATGGCTCGCAGGCGTATCTGCGGTCCAAGCCTTACTTCCCCTACTACGGGCGCGGGCTTGTCCAGCTTACGTGGAAGACCAACTACGAGCGCTACAAGATCGCCAACACGCCCGAGAAAGCGCTGGAGTGGCCAACATCGCTTTTCGTGATGTTCGATGGCATGACCAAGGGCATTTTTACAGGCAAGAAATTATCTGACTATATTGCAGACGGTCGACGCGATTACGTAAACGCGCGCCGTATCATCAACGGCACCGACCGCGCCAAAGAGATCGCGGCCATAGCGGACGACTATCGCGACGCTATCATCAAGGCTCAGGACGCCGTCGAGCCGCCCCCTCCCCCTGACGATTTGCAAGCCCGCTTCGACGCCATGCTCATTGTGGCTCTCCAGACCAACCCCCAGGTTCAGGATTTGGTTCGACGACTATGCCAGACCCCCGAATCCTGACCCTTCTATACGTCACAGCGGTGGCGGCGACCGTGGGGATGATAGGCAAACTGGCCATCCAGATCGGATGGCACTACCGAGGCGTAATGTAATGATCCACAGCCCATACACCACCATCTCCGGCGTTCTCGCGCTCATTAGCGTCCTCTGGCACGCGTGGCAGACGAAGACGGTCAACTGGGAAGATCTCCAGAACGCTCTGGTCGGACTCGGCCTTATCGCCGCCAAAGACTGGAACGTGACCGGCGGCACCAAGCACGATTGAAAGCGACAGGCTGAAATTGCCAAACCCAAAACTACGGAAGAGACTGCTGCTGATCTTGACGCTGGTCGGTTCTAGCGGTTGTCAGTCGACGAGCGGGGGTTGCCCTCCGCTCGTAAACTACACTGTCGATCAGCAGTTACGCGCCGCGCGAGAACTCCGAAGTCTCCCGAAAGGAAGTCAGCTCGCTCAGTTTGTCACTGACTACGGGAAGTTTCGCAGCGCGTGTCGGCTTTGATACCTTGGCGGGCTTGCGGTCGGCCTTTTTCTGATAGCCGATAACTTCCGAGCCCTGCTTCGACATGATGTAGTCCTCGGCGAAGGTCGCCGCGAACATCTCGTAATTCATCGCGTCAACATGGCTGTCGAGGTGATTCGGCGACGCAAACGCACGCGCATTCTTGACGCACGCCATAATGACGGCGATCTCGTAAGGATGGAAGTCGCGCCCAAGGCGCAGACTGGCAAGATCGGAGATCAACTGGAAGTTGTCTTCGATTCCGCCGTAGTTAGCGCCGCGCTCGGCGATTACGTCCCCGGCCAGCTTTAGAAGTTCGTGCGGTGTCATC